TCCCTTTGTCCAAGGAAAGATCTTAGCAGTTGCTCGTCCTTTCTATCGTGATACTAACCTTGATTTTGCTCGCAATAGCGTTGCTGGTCTTACAGGTTTTCCTCACGTGGAGATAGATTTAGCCTCTGGTAATTCTGGACAAATTAAGATGCCATTCTGCGCTCCTTTTCATGCTTGGGATTTAGTCAATTATGCAAATACAGACACTAGTACCTTCACTTATTTCCTCTATGTTTTAAATGAAGTTACTACTGCTGTTTTGCCTGTTGCTATTCCCTACACTATCTATGCGTGGTTTGAAGATGTAGAATTAACTGTGCCCACTCCTCAACGTGCTAGTTTAACTTCTTCCTCTTTTGTGTCTTCTCCTACAAGTAAATTTAGACAACGCTTACCATTGCCTCAAGCGCAAGTTTTAGACAATGATTTGCCTCCACACCAAATATTTGCTAATCTCCCGGCTGCTGGCTTTACAAACTCAGCTGGAGCAGATACAGGTGTAAGTCTTTCTTTACAACCCAGTGAGATGGTTCCTTCTCATGACATCATTACTTCTCAGGATGAGATGGATTTGAAGTATGTGTGTATGCGTGAATCCATGTTGGATAGATTTCTCTTTTCGACTACTGATGACGTATTTGCACAAATATTTCAAACTTCCGTTTCTCCAAATGTTTGTCAACATCTCCCTGGTCCAAACGCAGATGTGTTTTACCCTACGGTTTTAGCATATACTTCTTCTATGTTTGCTTTTTGGCGTGGTACTATTCGTTATCGAGTTAGTGTCGCAAAAACTGCTTATCATTCTGGAAGGCTGCGTTTGTCCTTTATTCCTGTTGTGAAAACTTTTGTTGTCCCTACAGGAACTGAACTATCTAATGCCTATTCTGTAATATGGGATCTTCGTGAATCCTCCGATATTACTATTGATATACCCTTTGTATATCCATTAGATATGGCTCCTATTTCTGGTCTTACTGGTATTGATTCTGTTCAACCTGAATTATCTACTGGTTTCTTCGAAATTACTGTTCTAAATCCTCTTCGTGCTTCTGAAACCGTTGCGCAGCAAGTTTCTTGTAATGTTTGGGTTTCTTCTCCCGACATGTGTTTTGCTGTTTCGCGACGTGTTCCTGGTATTCGCCCTTATCTCTCTGGTGATGTCCCGACTTTATTAAACGTAGATGTTAATTTTCCTACAACTCGTGCTCTAAATTTCAATGAGAATAGTTTTGAATTATCTTGGGATATTGACAATTCTGTTGCTCCGTCACTTCCTATAGAGAATCAAGATTATATTGTTGAGTTTTCTCCTGCAATTTCGTTTAATCTTAGAACTACATTAGGTAATAGCCCCATCGTCCGTTCCGTTCTTAAAGCTCGAACCCTCCCTGGAAATGATTTTGCTATCTATTCCACTACTATACTACAATCAGAAATAGTTAGTGGTGGTGCTGTCAATGAACCTGTAACTGCTGATAATCTTCAAGCTTTAGGTGTTGTATCCGCAACCTATAGTTTTGGAAATATTCAAGCGCAAGTTCTTGGCGATGTAGCCGAATCAAATTCAACAACTGAAGCAGTGCATTCTATGGAATTCATGCCTATGATTTCATCTCCTATGCCGAATATGGTCACTAGTGAACTAATTACAAACTTTAAAGATATCGCAAAACGACACACTTTGACGTTTGAGTTTGCTGGTGGTGAATTATTCTATCCCAACTACTTCAAAAATGTTATTCCTAATGGACAAGAGGCACAAATTAGCCTATTAGAGTTTATATCTCAACTTTACGTCATGAACTATGGTTCTCAAAGTTTCAAGATGTTTAGTACAGATATAAATTCTCCTCTTGTCGTATCCCAAACAATTAATGGTATTGTTACCGCTCCTCCCTCTTCTTTAACTTCCATTAATGTAAATTCTGATATGCTTTCTGCTGTTCATTCTTCCTTAAATAATTTTCTAGAATTTCGTACACCTCATTTCTCTAATTCTGTTCATCGTGTTAATTCTCTTAAAATTACTGAAGACCTGTACGCCCCTGCGATTTCTGTAGCTGGTGGAACTACTGTAAATTATTTACTTAGAGCCGCTGGTGAAGATTTTTCTTTTGGCGTATTGGTTGGAGCTCCTGCTGTGGTGTTTATCAATGACAACTTACCTCAAACTGTTATTGATTTCTCTACAGCAACTAACTTAATATATAATAGTAGTACAAGATTTCTTACTTTTACAATTCCTAATGTAAATGTCCCAAATGGTTCTTACCGTTTTTATCTTGCTACCGACCTTATATTTGATTATGTAACGCTTACTGGGTCAAATCCTGTCATTCGATCCTCGATTAACGGTTCTATCAATGTGTTGGAAAATGTTTTCTCAACAACAATACTTAGTTCAGAAATTGTTAATCCGGGAGCCCTTGATGCTGCTGCGACCCTTGCTTCTATTCAAGCTAATGCTTTAATAGTTGCTGGTTATACATCAATCTAGTTATGTACCCACTGAAGTTTTTCTCCGTTCGACGGTTTCTTCAGATTCCTTAAATCCTGATAAAATTTAACTTAACTTTCATTATTGAATAATTTGGTAATATTTGTAGTATTATTAAATCTATTTTAAATTAAGGTAGTGTTCAAAGCCCACTTAGCTTGGAGTATTTTAACTTAAACTCTGTTTAATTAACGTCCCC